ATGTTTTCTCTGGTACATAATTGATCTCTGTCTTAGGACCCATACCTTCAGCATAACCAACTGCATCTTTGTGGAATGCCCAAACAGTTCTGTCTAAAGAACCGTCAACAGCTAAACCACCTTCAACTCTGTCGCCAAGTACGTGGAATGTGAAACCTAAGAATGTATTGATTTCACCAGATACTAAAGCTTTAACTGAAGCATAGTCAGATGATGTTAATTTTTGCTCACCTAAGATTGATGCTAAAGAGTTAGCATGAATCACCATGTGACGATCTTGTGGAGGTACGTTACCTTTGTCTAACAATTTCTTAGCTGCAAGAAGTTTGTCTAAGTTAAGGTTTGTATCTGTACCACCAATGTCGTTTGACACAGTGTTAGATGTTGAAGATGCTGTTAAAGCATCAATAATAAGTTGGTCTTGACGACGACCAATTGCATTAGCCACAACTTGCACTAATTCTTGTCTTTCGTCAAAGTTAACTTTTTGTTGCATGAAGATGTCAGAATATTCTGCTGCATTCCAATCTTCCATTGTTGCTGTTACTTGTGAGAAATCCACATTTAACGGTGTTACGTCTGTTTGTGGAATACGTAATGTTGCTACGCCTTTACCCACTTTAGGAAATTTTGCTGTTGAACCCTCAACGCCACGTCTTTGTCTCACTGCAGCTACAAGCTGTGCTTTAGCTTGGTAAGCCTGTTTAACTTCGGCATCAAATAGGGTAACAAAAGCATTAGATAATCCAATAGCCATTTGAGACTCCTTAGTAATTAATAAAAATATGTATTAATCGCTGTGGTATGCCAGTGAAACCTGGGCCAGTGCTTGCTATTTACGATAGCCATACGACAAGGTTACTTGCGTTAAGGGTTGTTTTGTGATAAACAATGGGCCTTATCCCCGATTCTACTCGAGAATAAGGCTTTTTGTCAAGCTTTTAATTGAAATTTTGTTGGAAAGCTCTTTCGACCTTAGCACGGAAACTAGGATCTGTTTTGTATCTTGGATCAGCTACAAGTTGATATAACTCATCTTTAGATGGCGCACCCTCAACAGGTGTTGTTTCTACAGGCACACGACCTTCGTATGATGCTCTGAGTTTTTCTAATGCAGCAATACCGCGAGCAGTACCACCCATTACTTTAAACTCTTCAAAATCATCTTTACCCCATACACCTTTGTTGACTAGACCGCTTGCCCATTTTACCATACTCTGAATGCGAGCATCTGCATTTGGACCTAGCATCTTACGCTCTTGTTCAATGTTCATAGATGCTTGTTGATTGCCAGCAAGACCCATTTCAACAACTTGCCCTACCAAATCATCTAATGCAGCTTGACTGACTTGATATTCTTTTGCCCAATCCATTACATGATTTCTGACAGGATCGTCTTCAGGGATATCACCAAATGCAGCCGTATCATAATTACCATCTGCTGGTGCTTTGTGTTTACCTTGTGATATTTTCTTACGAAGATCAGACCATGATTTAGCAATGCCTTCTAAGTCTGGAGCAGAATCATCATTCTTCCAAAAGTTTTCTGGCCACCAATCTGGTCGTTCTAATGGTTCATCATCGTCTTCCGTATTTTCAAACTCTTGCTTTGCTTTTAGTTCTTCGGGATCGCGATGATCTATTTCTACTTTCTGTGGATTTTCTTCGCTAGCTTCTTCGACTTCTGGAGTTGCTCCATCGAGTAGGCCAGTGCTTTCTTGCTCCACACTAGGCTCGAGTGTTTCTTCCATTACATTTTCCTTGCTCTAATTAACCTTGCTTCTAAATCCCGTACGATACTATTTTGTCCTTCACGGTAGTAAGCGTAGCTTGGATCGCTACCTGGCAAGGCAACAGGTTGCTCAACAACTGCTTCACGCAGCCATTTTAATAACTGTTCACCGTCCTCACCCCCAAGGACTCTTAAACAAAGACGATCTACATCATCTCGTTTTTGTTTTACATCTCTTATATCTAATGGTAATGCTTGTTCTAAATCTTCCCATCCAGCCATTATTGTCCTTTCATCACAGCATCAGCCATTGCTGGTATTGCCTCTGGTGCTTGTTGTGCCATTTGCTGTGCTGCTTGCATTGCTTGCTCCTGAGCCATTGCACGCTCTTCTGGTGTCGTTCTCACACGAGCGGGTACACCTAACTTGTCTGCAATATAATCCATCATCTCACTAACTTTTAATGTAGACTGAGCTTCTGGACCTGACTGCTGTGCAATCTGTGCATACTGCAACATATTCTGTATATCATCCATATTTTGTGCCATAGCTAATGGAGCCACAGGTGCAATCTTAATTTCAAGACCATTAACCTTTAATGGTAAATCAATTATACCACGCTGATCCATCACTTGCAGTATTTTGGAAACTAATGGAATCATGGTTTCATTAATCAACCGACCAAAGGCAGAGCCTAAGTTTTGTGATAACTCTTTCATACGCTCAACAACTTCTGTTGCGGATCGTGCTGACATGTTATCAGGTGGTAATGATTCATCCAGTAAGATGCGTTTAATGTTTTGACGCAAGTCATTCATGATAATTTGAGACACATTAAAATCACCTGAACGTGGTAATGGTCTGAGTGATTCACCTTGTGGACCACCATTACGTGCTACAGGAATAATGGCACCTGGCATAATCTTCACGGTGTTAGGATTCAATACACCATCATCTGCAGCCGTATATACTCCACTAATTGCTAATGATGCATTCTTTAACACTAGCTCTAATGTTTTATTTAATGTCTTTACATCAGGTAATGCTGTGATTAATGGACCGCGCCCATAGATCTCACCCGCTACTTTAGCGTATCTTGATACAATCCAAGGACTATAATCCATACGTTTATATACTAATTCAGCTTTTGACTCTTTATGAATCACATGGTAACAATAGTCACCACGCTTTTGATCCAGTATAGTTGCCTCAATTAACTCAACATCGTCTGTTGGTTTTTGATCAATTTTTGTTTGTAACTCTTTGGGTATTTCAGCATCAGGCCATTGACGTTGTATAGATTCGCCTTTCATTCTAATACGTCGATACACATTATCTACTTGACCATTTGCACCTTCTTCAATAGATACTAAATATTGTGGTACAGGAATAAAGTTAATTGCACTGATGTCATCACCTGGTTGCACCATCATCACGGCTGTACCTACAGATAGATCAAGCAAGAACTCACCAATTGCAATGTCAAAGTTTGATTGCTTCAGTGTTGCAAACATACGATCATTGTAAATATCTAATGCAGCTTGTGCTTCTGCTTTACGCTCTTCAGGAATGTCTGGTCCTGGTTCTAATCGACACCATTTACGTTGTGGTGGGAAAATGCCTGATTGCATACGGTTAGCAAATCGTTGTGTCGAGTTGATGGCTGTAGAATCAAATACACGATTCATCTTTTTCGTACCACCGACTTTACCATCGTAATGTCCATCATAAAGATTACGTTGTGGTAGAGCAAACTCATACGCTTCTTCGTACAAGTTTCTAAAATCTTCTTTTTTTATTAATGCTTTCTCATGTCTTTTTAACACATCTTCAGCAGTTAACCTCATCATATCAACCATACTTATCCCTTTTTATGTTTTGCAGCAAATGAACGTGCTGCTTCTTTACTACCAAACCCCCAAGCACTTAAAGCTTTTTTTAATCTTGTAGGTCTCCCTTTAGAATCTTTTAACGGACCATCCATCCCACCAAAGCGTGCAGCAAAGCTGACACGACGACCATCTGTCCCAGATTTTTGTGGTGGTTTAAGATCTCCACCATCTTTGTTTTCAAAATGTTTACGTCCCTTTTCATTCAAACCACCTGTAGGATTTTGATATTTTTTAGCAACCATTATTCATTCCAACTTAATATAATTTCAGAAGCATGAGCATTGTTCTGAGTATCTGCATTAGTTAATCTAAACAAGTAAGTCGTCAATCCTTTTAATATTAAGTTGTTACCACCAGCCTCACCTCCAGCACCTTTTTTACCAAGACCACCTACTAAAATTTCTTGCAATACTAAAGTTCCTAATGAAGTAATCGTTGGATTAACAATCGCTACACCTTGGCTAGTAATGGTGCTTGCTCTATTTCTTTTTATAATAGTCAATGGTGTTCCACCT